CAGTTTTTGAGATTGATGACCGAATTTGTAATTTTCTTTTCAGCAACGCATAAAGGGCAATCCGAAATCTTCTTTTCGTCCCACACAATTGCAGCGTACTTATGTTCGTGACATGACTTCATTTCTTTACCGCCTTGATTGCTTTGCAGATTACCGTATCGACTGTTGGCTTTTCGCTTTCATCGCAAGGGTTCGCAGCTTTCATCTTCTTCGCGATTGCTTTTTGCCGTTCCACTTCTTTTGCAACAAAGTCACGAGTTGCAAATTTTACCGATATTGTTGTGTAGCTTCGATTCATGTTTCTCCTTTTTGTGTAAGATAATAAATCTAAACGCAATTGCAAGACAATATGCAAGAAATAAATAACGCTGAGATTACCCGCACGTAGTGTCGTGTACATCGGTTGTTAGGCGACAGTTAGTTATCTGCATCCATCTATTCGCCTCCATTCTGCAATTCCATGATTGTCTAAATGAGTTTCCTGCAAATCCGTTTATAGATTCTGATCCACATTCAAACCTAACTCCATCAGGTTCCATCATTCCGGGTTTGCATTGTTTTGCTTTGCATTTTGGGCAATCCATAAAGTTCCTTTTGTTCGCCTAACGCTGAGATTACCCGCACGTAGTGTCGTGTACATCGGTTGTTAGGCTATGCCGTTAATAAGTCCAATTGCGCTGTTTCGTACTTGATACGCTTTTGCATTGCCGCAAAGTAGTCTTTGTCTAGCTCTGATCCTGTTAGGTCAAAGCCCATTTGATGACACGCAATGGCTATGCTACCGCTTCCAAGATGCGTATCTAGTACATTATCTCCTTTCTTTGCGTAGTTGTGTAGTAACCATTTATATAGGGCTACTGGCTTTTGTGTAGGGTGAAATCTATCTAGTTGCATTGGGTTTATCTTTTTTATTCGTGTACCACCAGAGCGAACCCAAGCAAACTCGCACTCCGCAAAATCACGCCCATACATTGTTTCTCCTTTATCCCAAATAGCAAAATACTGATTAGGAGGTAGATTAAAATAATTACCTCCCCAGATTATTTGATTTTTAGATATTCTGAACAGCTCAATAAAATATGATTCATCTGGTACTGCAGAATCCCATGTTTTTTTTGTAGGCATTACAGTTTTACGAGATCCCATATTCATTTTATTTACATCAATCCCATAAGGTGGGTCAACAATAGCCAGCTCGAAGTGCTTGTCTGGGTATTGAGCCATAAGCTCCATGCAGTCCATGTTTCGTAAATCAAGCATCGTTTTAGTTCCTCGTATTAGCCTAACGCCAAAATAACCTGCCGATTTTGCGCGACCTTATGCTAACAAAATCGGTCGGGTTCATTGACTGTTAGGTCACAGCCTAAAATTTACTCTATACATTTCTTGAGCCAATACAGATACTAGAGTTTCAGAATGTTCAATTCCATTCAACTGTAAAACTGCATGACACCATTCATGTATTAAAGTTGCTTCCTTTTGTTGGTCTGGCATTTCCTTATCAATAAATATTCTTAGGTCTTTGATGTCACATCGCCCTAAAGATTCGTCGCTTCTCGAATTTCTATCTCTGTTTACAACTTCAAAGCATAGTCCACAAATAATTATTTTTTTGTGTGAAAACTCTAATTTCATGGAATCATCTCTAATCAATTCTTTTGTTGTTAAAAATGCTATTACATTATCAACTTCTCTCGAGCATCCATTATTTTTTGACCACTCTGAAAATTCTCTCGCCAACGCACTTCTTTTGCTAAACAACATATTACTCCCTTATGTAGTTCAAAATTGCTTCCATCATCTCAACAAACTCATGCTCATCAAGTTCTAGTTTTTTACGGAAATATGAATCCACAGGTTTTTTATGTTTAAGGCTTACTAATCCATCTTTGATGGAAATTGAATATTGTGCAGCGGTTGAGTCTGCAAATAGAATTTCTCTTGATGCTATTACGCCTCGCGTAATTTCTTTCATTTTTATTCTCCGTTAAATGTTCGTTCTGCTGACCTAACTCTGAGATAATCCGCAAGCCAGTTGGTAACCAATGTGGGAATTATTTTGTCTTGTCGTATTCCTCGCTTGTTAGGCTATGTTTCCTAGTTTTCTTGCAACCAATTTCTTCTGTTCATGTTCTTGTTTCTCATATTGAGCCATTTCTTTTTTTACACGGTCATTTACTCGGTTAAAGAATTTATTTGAATACTCTGCGTTTCCAAATTGGGCTAAAATCTCGTAGATACACCCATCCATTTTAACCACCTTTGTTCTTAGGGCACTCGCATTAGCCTAACATCCTAGTGACCCATGTTTTTTGCATCCTCTTATCCGGACTCAACAGGGTAAAAAGTCCAGATAATCGCCCCACATTTTCCACTTTACCCGCGCATTGCGTTTTATCAATTCAAGATAAAGTGAATGAGTGACTAAATCAATGTAATAAAAATACAAGACATAACGCAAGAAAAGATAAATTATCGCCCCAAAGTGTTCCCAAGAAATTCCAATTTTCGAGAACACTTTCGCAAAAACGCTTTTAGCTTTTACCGTGAAATGACTATATTTCCTATGCGCTGTCCCGAATCTCGACCATTCAACAGCATTTTAAGATTCCGTTCCCCATAGGCCGTAAAAGGCATAGCTTGTCGAGAGCTAGGACACTATGGGGGCGGTTTCTTGTATTTGGAGAATGAAATAATGGCAATTAGTTATGATGTCACAGACCGCAAAAGGAATAGCACAAAAACAATGAAGATTGGTTTTGACTGCTTGGATACAATAAGGATTGAGATAAACTCAAACTATGAAAATGACCCAAATCCTATAAGGTCATTTTTGATTTCAAGCAAAGACTTATTTAAGATCATAGAGAATCTAAAATGAGTGGCTGGATAAAACTACATAGGGATCTTTTAAGCTGGGAGTGGTATCGAACTCCTAATATGGTTCATTTTTGGATACATTGCCTTCTAAGGGCCAACCACCTACCGCAAAAGTGGGAGGGAATTGACGTATTTGAGGGTCAGTTTATTTCTGGACGACTTAGTCTATCTGCGGAAACTGGTTTGTCAGAGCAAGAGATACGCACTTGCCTTGCAAGGCTAAAATCAACCAACGAATTAACCAGCATATCAACCAGCAAATACACGCTATTTACGGTAATTTCATGGAAAAAGTACCAAATTGAAGAGCCAGCCAACCAGCAACCTAACCAACCAGCAACCAGCAATCAACCAGCAATCAACCAGCAATCAACCACAAACAAGAATGATAAGAATGATAAGAATGATAAGAATGATAAGAAGAATACAGAAACACACTATCCTTCGGATTTTGTTTTGTTCTGGAATTCTTATCCAAAAAAGACTGGCAAGGAAGCAGCTTTAAAGGCATGGAACAAAATGAAGTTTCGTGGTGACATCGGTCATATTCTTTTTGCCGTTAAACAGCAGACCGCATCTGATCAATGGAAAAAGGATGACGGTCAGTTTATCCCAAATCCGGCTACTTGGTTAAACCAGGGTAGATGGGATGACCAGCCGACACAGATAGACCAAAAGCAAGAGCGAAGAATACCAAACAAGGTTTACTCCGATGAACCCGCCTTTGGATCTGGAAAGGGATCAAACGAATCCGTAAGCGCATACAATGAAAGGAGGCTACGGGAAGAGATGGAGCTTTTAAACTCAAGGGAGGCTAATAATGGATTTAAGCAGATCGGACACGATTAGAAAGCTGGTAGTGGCGTGGTACATGGGAAAAGGTCAACAAGTGCCATCAGGAACCGTTTTGAGTGCTATTGTAGCATCTTACATGGATGACTTGGCAACAATACCCATGCAGCACCTAAACGAGGCCTGGAGGCGCGTTAAGGCGGAAAGTACGTATTTGCCAGAGTCTCCAAGGATAAACGCTGTTTGGCGGGATATTTGTAGCGAGATCCCAAAGATTGGAAGCGTACCACCAAGAAAGCACGAGTGCAAGTATTGCGTGGTTGTTGCGACAAGGCTAAAGACTTTGCCAGATCCTACAGATTGGGATCTTGAAATGGCGACGCTACCGATAACTGTAGGAGAGATTAAGTGCGTACTTGCGTATATTGGAGATAGGCGTGAGATTGTTGAATACTGGAACACTAACCAAAAATCACCTTATAGGGGTATGCTATGATAGTCAAGAACAAGCAAAAATCAACACTTGCTGATAGCAGGGTTAAGGTGTACCACGAAATTGAAGAGGCATCAATCAGGCCGATTGAGCAAATCCACACGAGTAACCCAGTAGTCAAGGCAGCACTAAACGAGCTTATGGAAATGGCGCATCGGAACAACAATGATAAGCGGTGCGTGATATACAACCTTGGAATGATGATCGCAATGGAGGTGGAATAATGTCAGATCCGAAATGGCCTGTAGATTACACTACGCATGAAAAAGAAATTCTAATCCATATCATGACAGAATGTGGCTATGGGCATCCAGACTACACAAATGATAAGGAACTAGATTACAAGTTCTTTGAAGATACCGACATGAGCGATCATTTGTTTGTTCTTGTTCGGGAAATCGCAAAACTTCGGGAGTATAAATTAGCTGCTGAATTTGCAATCAAAGAACTGGAATCAAAAGGTTGTGATTTGTGCTTTAATAATTTACAATCAAATGCTCTTGGCTTTTTGCAAAATAACTATCCAGAAAGATTCAAGGGCAGCCACCGAGTCCTGGGAGCTGTGGCAAAAAATGTTTCTTGATTGATTTGGGTACACTTAGTGGGTACGGTATTTTCAATATCTCTTGATTTTGTCTTGCATTGTCTTACATTTGTTGGTATATTATCTCCATGGACGCAAGCAATGCCGCAGAGTCCAAAAGGAAACGAAAATGAAAACTTTAATCGCAGTAAGAACTTCAGACTCAAAAGAACTTTTAGTGCATAGTGATTTTGGTGAAGATCAAGAAATATTTGGTGATCTTTACATTTCAGACGAGATGGAGGATTATATCACAAGTGAACTAGGCGATTCTTATACTTTGAAAATTATTGAAGAATAATTTGTCCCCAATGAAAATAACCACTGCGGGGACTGCAAACCCGCTAACTTTGAGGAAATTTAATGACAAATAATGTCGATAACCGTTTTACACTCCGCATTAAACCAGAAGAACGTGCCGTACTACAAAAAAAAGCGGACGCGAAAAAATGGAGCCTTGCGAAGTACATCAGAATTAAGCTAGGGCTGGAAAAATAATGGCACGATACGATCGAGTGTTTACAGTCGAAGAGCAGCGTGCGCTATTTAGCGGCCTATTAAACGGAACTACTCTAGAGGAGTGCAAGAAAATATTGCACACTAGCGAATCTACACTAAGACGTATACTACGGAGCTATCGGGTAATGCTGTCGTCAAAGGAACGAAAGTCTCAGCTACTTGATGCGATGAAAATCATTACCGCATTTAGAGCGCAGACATCGGAAGAGACGAAGGCGATGCAAGTGGGCGGGCTTATGTGCGTGAGTTGCGGAACAATTGAAGTACGCAAGCACGGGCATGAGTGCCAAAGGTGCTACTCAATTTCGACTGCTGGTAGGCCGCCTATTGACTCGATTGCAAAGGATTATTTTAGGGAGTACGCATGAACATCATAAAAGCGAAAGCGGAAGCTAAACGATACTCATGGGCAAAGTGGATCGTGAGAACACGGGCGGGAGATTGGTACTTGTATTCGCATCGAGATCTATTCAGCGAGAAAGGGTTGACCGTCGGAAGGCGAGTTATGGCGTGGCTTAGTGGGTGCCAATACGAATTTATAGGGTCATCGAAGAAGTGTAAAAATGTGCTGATTAAGGAGGTGAGGAAATGAATCAGGAACAGGCAGAAGCAAAGGCACTAAAAATCAAGTGGGCTACTTGGATAGCGAAGGATTTTGATGGTAGGTGGTATGCGTACCGAGAAAAGCCAGAGAGAAATCGTAACGGATTTACCCATAGAGGCGGTTATGCAGAGAATGAAATGAGATACCTTGGGAGTGAAAAGGTAATGCGAGCACCGATCAAACTACGGAGGTCGAAATGACCACCGACCAGCTACTTTGCGCATTTACCTGTTGCCTGGTGATCGTGACCGTTTTTCTGGGGGCGAAGAAATGAAAAAGACGCTTGAGCAGAAAAAGAAAGAGGCAAGAGATAGACGGATTGAAAATGAATCAAAAGTAATTCCTCGCGTTTACTCAGAGTATATAAATGACTTAAAGCCATTGCACACTGTTGACGGTTACCACCCAAATTCCGTTATGCTTGAAAATAAAATGCTGGGAATTCGCTTATTTGCATTTGAGGGCACGCAGTCTCAAAACAAAGCCGCACTAGAGAAGTTTATGAAAGAAAACTCAAATAGTTTCGATGAATGGGTTCTGTCAACGTATCGAGGTTAAAATGACAATGCTACTCTGTGGATACCACTACATTGAGCTGTCGTACCTTACGCCTTTTCGCTATCCCATGCTGATGGTGGCGAATGGGTCTGGGTAAATAAAACGGATAAATCATAAATCAAGATTCATGCGTTATTGGCGGCAATAGTGCATTTCAAGAGGATGACGAGGAATGAGCGATTCTAAGCTGTTCGTGTGCTTTCTTATCAGCTTTATAGCGCCTTGCGTTACGGTTTTCCTGTATGCCTACGATGGGACAGACCTTACGACCACTGGCTTGACGATCGGTTCTGTAATTAGGTTTTGCTTGATGGCCTGTCTTTGGGGTGGAATGATTCTAGAGAATAGATTTAAAAACTAAAGAAGTCTGCGTTATTGGCGGCAATCGCGCATTTTCGTTTAAAAATGTATATTAGAAGATGATGATTTAATCATAGAGGTAGACCATGGGAGCTGACCGCCCAGAAACAAACCCTGTAGGACGGCCTACAAAGTACAGACCCGCATTCTGCGATAAGATCATAGAGGCGGGAAAGATCGGGTGTTCTAGGGCACGCTTTGCGGTTTTGTGTGGCATATCCATAGATACGCTATACCAATGGGCGAAAGAAATCCCTGAATTATCCGAAGCCTTAACACTTGCAAGCGCATACTCACAAGACTGGTGGGAGGAGCAAGGTCGAAAAGGTGCTTGGGATGACAAAGAATCAGGGCATTATCTAAACTCTAGCTACACGAAACAGATGGCGGCAAGATTCCCGAAAGACTGGCGCGAGAATAAACAGCTAGAACTATCTGGAGAAATAAAAACTGAAACAACCGTTAAATTTGCGGAACGTCCTATCGAGGTGGATGATGACCAGGACTAAGATCCTCACTCTATCGGATCGGCTTAACGAAGTGATGGGCGATCAGGTAAATGGATTCCATTGGGGTGTAGTCTCTGGTAACACGGACGAAACCACGGTAGAGCTTATCCTTTGCCTGATGAATGACGCAGACGAAATGATTCTGGGTCTACCCGAAAGCCTGCTCAACCTAGGCAATGTCGTCCTGGATGAAAAAGCAGATTGAAATCATCCCTGCCCATTGGAAATTTAATCGACTTTACAGGCGACACGCTAGGAAGATCTACAAGGTCTATAAGGGTGGACGTGGGGGAATGAAGTCTTGGGAATGCGCCAAGGCCCTTGTACATCACCTAAACGCCTTTAGCGGCCTATTTGCGGTAATATGCCGTGAGACTGAGAACAGCTTAAAACACTCAGCGCAAAAGCTGATGTGGGACACGATATGCCGCCTTGAGTTGCAGCATCAATTCCGAAATATGGTTGGCGAGATTC